TTAAGGAGTGTTATGGAGAGACTGATGCAGATAAAAAAATATACAGAGAGTCTTCCAAATATGGAGGAACCACAGTTGCCAGTTAGTATGCTACAACACATGGAGCAGATGGGTTTACTACCTGTCTCCCACGATGATGATGGAGTAAACAATATAGATTTACCCTGGAGGAGTAATACAAATTATTTTAGGAGAGATGTATTGGATGATAATAATGAACCTTTGTTTTAGTATAGTGAGATGCTTGATAGGGTTCTATCTTTTATCACCCTTCATTTATATCTTCTTAATATTTATAGGTGTGATATGACACATGATGATGAAGTTGACCCAAAGGATGACCCACACGATGACATTACTGACAGTCTTGGGAATCTATCTAAAGAGAATACTGACAGCAATGAGCGTCCTGATGAACGTGATACTAGGAGGACAAAACAATCAGACGTTCAGCGCAAGGAATCACCAGTGGCAGAGAGAGGGAAAGCCTAACGTAGTTTATTTCATTGACATGCTTATTGGCAAAGGTCATTGTGTAGAAGCGTGGGTATATTGGAAAGTGAGGAGAAAATGGTAGACATACCTAAACATACATCGAAGCTATCAGCTATTGTAGACTTCTATCTGCACAGTAGTAACTTCTGTAGTCTAAGTCCTAAGTCACAGAAAGACTATGAGACACACTTGGAAGTAATACTAAAGACTAACGTAGAAGGTAGGCTCTTAGGTAACTACACAGTGCGTAGCATCAAAGCTAGACATACTAACCTGGCTTACGAGAAGTGGCTTGTGTCTGGTGTACGTACTGCTAATTATCGTAAGGCTATCTTGTCTGCTGCATGGAAGTACAGCTTGAGGTTAGACGTAATGGATAATGACCCAGTACGTTTGATCAAGACGAAGAGCACTAAGCCTCGCAAGGTCAAGTGGACTCGTGAACAAGTGTTACTGTTTCTTGATACAGCATACGGTAACTTCAGGTGGCGTAGCATTGGGTTGATTGTACATATGGCATACGAGTGGGCGCAGCGTGTAGGAGACATGCGTACCTTGACTTGGGATAACATTAACTTCAGCGCACAACGTGTTGATTTAACACAAAGTAAACGTGGTGCTGATGTGCACCTACCTATACCTGATGATCTACTATCTATGCTTAGACAACAGAGCCAGGACTTTGGATTCCAAAACTACGTAGCACCTAAGACTACACCAGTAGCAGGGGCATATGTACCTTACGCAATTGATCACATTGATGATGCAATTAATGAAGTCAAGGAAGCTGCAGGACTACCAAAGAAACTAACAGCTATGGATCTACGTAGGACAGCAATCACTGAGATGGTAGAGGCAGGTGTGGAAACTCTTGAGTTGATGCAAGTGACAGGTCACAGGAATCCTGAATCAGTCAAGCCATACCTAGTCAACACATTTAGTGGTGCAAGTAATGCGTTAGCTAAGAGGAAAGGTAAGAGTGATGCCATATAAGTGTAAAGAAGCTAGGAAAGCTTATGATAAAACTTACAAAAAAGTTAACAAAGAAAAGATAAAAGCTTATAGAGAAGCTAATAGAAAAAAGAATAATGAATATGGTAAAGCTTACAGAGAAGCTAATAGAAAAAAGATACTTGCTCAAAAGAAAATTTACTACGAAGTTAATAAAGAAGAGGTAGCTTACCTTAATAAAGTCTGGAGACAAAATAACAAAGATAAAGTTTCTGCAAGTACGGCTAAACGTAAAGCATTAAAACTAGAACAAATACCTATATATTTGCGTGATTGTCCTAAAGAAAAAAGGCGCATAGATCAGGTATACAAACTGCGTGAATTATTTACTAAAATAACAGGTGTACAACATCATGTAGATCATATGTGGCCTCTTTCTAATGGAGGACCACACTGGAGTGGTAACTTACAAATTATAACTGCTAAAGAAAACCTAAGTAAAAATGATAAGGTTGACCCTAATATTAAAGCAACAATACAAGAGATGTTAATTGAAGAGGAGGAGATGCGTTATGACCAACATTAAGGACTACCTAGAGTCGCTTGATTTAAAAGAAGAATACAGACACAGAGGTGACTGCCCTAAGTGCAAAGGTAAGAACACATTCACTGCTACACGAGATGGTAGTGCGCTGTTGTACAACTGTTATAAACTTGATTGTAATACCAAAGGTGTAGTGTCATCAGGTATGACAGCAAGAGAGATACAGCGTAAGCTCAAAGGGTATGAAGAACCTGAGTCAGAACACGAGACATTCACTTGGCCTGAGTATGTAGTGACACCTACTGCAGAACACAGAGACTACGAAAGGTTTATAGGTAGGTGGGGCTTGTATGGTGAGGACTTGATGTATGATGTAATGGATGGACGTGTAGTGTTTCCTATCTATGATAGAGGTAAATTAGTTGGGGCTATAGGTAGATGTACATCTTACGCAGGGCAAGTTAAGTGGAGGCGTTACGATAGGACACCTACTGTATTCACTCGTGTCGTAGGTAAACCCAGTGGTGTCGTAATGATAGTAGAGGATGTTATTAGTGCAACTGTAGCAGCTAAACTATTCCCTGGCTTAACAGGTCTAGCTATACTAGGTACATCATTTAGTGTGTCTAATATGCAACACTTAGATAATTTTTACAAAGTTATAGTAGCATTAGACCCAGATGCTGCACATAAAACATTAGAGTACAAGAGAGAGATAGAGGCTTGCACAGGGTTAGAGACTATAGCGTTGAGACTCTATGATGATATTAAATATAAAGTAGAAGCAGACATTAAAAAACTAGAGGAGATAGTTTAATGACACCAAGAGAAGAAGCAGAGTTAGAAGCAAAGATAACACACGAAGCGTTTATCAAGTGGGTAAAGGTTACCTTCTACTGGATAATGGCAATGCTATTAGTACTAGCGTACTTTAACTTCGGAGTAGATAACAAAACAGGTAGCCAGTACAACGGTGCAGTATACGCACCCAAAAATATAGGAGACAAGTAATGCAACCAAAGAACGCACCATGCCATATTCGTATCAAGGTAGAGCCAACGCAGCAGCAGAAAGGTAGAGCCTGTCGCTTACACGGTAAAGACTTCAAGAGTATAGCTGATGCAGCGAGACACTGGAATGTGAACTACTCGTGGGCAGCAGAACAAGTTAGTAAAGGGTGGAACAAAGAAGGTTTCCCTCAAAAGTATAGGAAGAGTTATGTCTGAACAATACTGTACAACAAAAGGTTTAGGGTGGGCATTCTTAACGTGTGCATTCTTGATAGTAGGTGTACCTGTACTGATGTGGTTAGCCTTAGAGGGCAGCAGTTGGTATGAAACATTTAGCATGATGAATCCAATGTGGTGATGATATGAAATACATAGTAGAGATAGAGATAGATACTGGTGAGTATTTTCATGCTACAGGTAAAAGTATGTTCACACTTGATGACCCACCTATAGTTTTTAATACTAGAGAAGAAGCACAATTAGAGGCTGATAGATGGAATACAGGAAGAGTAATAGACTATGAAGAAGACAGCGATAATAGATGATCGTGTACCACTAGGTAAAGTTTACGTTGACTTGACAGTAGACGAAGTGTTAGAGGCATGTAAGAGGTATGCTTCAGATAAAGCTTTTGATGAAGAGTTAGCTAGGGTATACAACAAGGAGACAAGTTTTGATTGAGAGAGGAGATACACATGATGGAACTAGCATTAATCCGTACTATGTTAGACAAAGAGTTCTACGATAATCACAAGGGTATACGTTGTCCAGATAAGATATTCAGTAAGGATGCACGTAAGATTAAGCAGACGCTTGACTACGCTATGGATACATACGGTAAGAACATTACACCTACAGAGTTAGAGTCTCTGTTCTTTGTTAACAATACCAGTATGACTACAGCTAACAAGTTAGTCTTTAATGAGTTGTTTCAAAAGGTTGCACGAGAGAAGCCACTATCTACAGAGATAGCTGATGATGTATTGTCTAAGTTATTTCAACAGGTAGTAGGTGAAGAGATTGCTAACCTTGGTTTTGATTACGTCAACGGATCACAGTCTAGTCTCGAACCTCTGCGAAACATACTGAGTAATTACCAAGATGATTTCCTACCCAACCTAAAGGTAGAGTGGGATGATACAAGTATCGATACACTACTAAAAGCCAACGACATACAGTCACAATGGAAGTGGAACATACCTACGCTTAGGCGTAAGACAGAGGGCATCAGCGCAGGACACCTGGTTGTTGTAGGTGCTAGACCTAACACAGGTAAGACTAGCTTTCACGCTAGTACAATAGCTGCGCCTGATGGCTTTGCTTCACAGGGTGCTAAGTGTATGGTGCTGTGTAACGAAGAAAGCTATGAACGTGTAGGTGCAAGATACCTCAGTGCCGCTACAAGTATGAGCATGGATGAAGTCAAGACTAACATGGCGGTGGCTGCATTACGTTACGATCCAGTAGAGAAGAACGTATTCATCAAGGACAGCACAGGTAAAGACATGGCATGGGTTGAAGCTATCATCAAAGCATACGAGCCTGACATTGTAGTGCTTGACATGGGTGATAAGTTTGCATCGAAGACAAGTGATAAGTCAGACATCTATCTTAAGGAAGCAGCCATACATGCACGTAACATATCTAAGGAACACAAGTGTGCAATCATATGGATGTCACAGTTGAGTGCAGCAGCAGAAGGTTTGGTACATCCTGATCAATCTATGCTTGAAGGTAGCCGTACTGGTAAAGCAGCGGAAGCTGACTTGATGATTCTTATTTCAAAGAACAAGGTGGTTGAAGGACAAGATGAAGATGAAAGTAACCAACGACATCTTTGTATAGCCAAGAACAAACTCAAGGGTGGATGGCATGGTACTATTCACTGTGAGTTAGATGGTGATAGGAGTCAGTACTTAGCATGAGACTTGTAGTTGATGTAGAAAACACAATCACCAAACGAGAGAAGAAGAACATCCTTGATCCGTTTGAACCTGGACTTGAGCTTGTGCAAGTAGGTATGCAGAATGTAGACAACCCTGATGAGACATACCTGTTCACACTGAATCATAAGGAAGATCAAGATGTTGGTGGCTCAAGGGCTATGAACATTCAGCTTATACTTGATAACACAACTCTCTTGATCATGCACAATGCACAGCATGACTTGATGTGGCTGTGGGAATCAGGCTTCAAGTATGA